GATGCGTGAACGAACGGATGAAGTTAGGGACGCTACAGACAGCCTAAAAGAGATGGTCGGGGGGCTAGAAAAGGCTTACCAAGGCGCAGGAGACCAAGCCAAGCGCATAGCAGATATATCGAAGGAACTGTCTTTAACAGAAGCGGTTAAGAATGCTCGTGTCTTACAAGAAAAGTTTGAATCGTCACGTGAAAGTGCCGTAGGTTTCACTCGTGCTTTGTCTCAGCAACAAGGGGCCTCGATTATCGGTGTGTTTGGCCGAGAACTTGGTGAATTAGTTCAGAAAGCAGAAACAGGCGAGATATCTATAAAGGCGTTTAGAAAGTCTGTAGATGATCTAAGAAGAGCAAACCCAAGTTTGCAGTCAGTGGCGGAAAGCCTTCTTGAGGCCACAAAAGAGACAGAAAGCCTTGAGCGTCAAGCCCGAACAGCCGCCGCCGTCGTTAGTCTTGTTGATGAAAAGTCTCGCTCTGCTACTGTTGGCTTGAGAGGTTTTGCAGACGCTGCAGGAGATACAGGCTTGCAGCTTTCTGCTCTATCTCCCGCAGCACAATTTGCCAGTGAGGCCTTAGACGATTACTTGCAAAGCGCACACCTTAACAAATTAGGTGATAGGGATAGAGCGCTAGAACGTGAGGGTATTAGATTTAAAGAGTTGGTAAGTGAGCTTGAAGAGGCTGGCGCTAGTCAGGAAGCCCTAAACCAAGCTCGTGCGGCTTATCAGTCAAATCTTAATGTTATCAACGTCGATTTTGCCCAAAGAGCAGCTGAAAAAGAGCGTCAGGCCGTAGAAAGGATAGCTAAAGAGCGAAGCCGTGCAGCTGAAGAAGTAAAAAGGCAAAGAGAGCAGGAATTAGCAGAGGCAAAAAGCTTCCTTGATCAACTGACCGTAGCTCATTTCAACGCCACAGAAGACAGAATTGGTCTAGCCCAACACGAACACCAGAAGCAATTAGATAGGATAAACGAACTCGCCTTGTCTGAGCAAGACAAGCAAAGTTCCCGCCTCATGGCGACAGCCGTTTTCGAAAAACAGAAAACGGATATCCTGTTAGCAGAACAAAAGCGCCGTCAGCAAGCCTCTGTGGCTCTTTCTCAGCTTGATCAGACACTAGGTGGCTCTGATTCCGGTGTCGCTCAAATATGGGGTGACAAGGCTTCCCAAATTGAGGTCGTAAAGACGGCTTTAGAAGAGCGCGTTCTGACCGAACAAAGCGCCATGGAGCGTATTGTTGCGATTAATGAACATGCAGCGGAAAGACTAAGAGACTTAGAGCAGAGGCGGCAATCTGAGGCGATACAGAGTGCTGAAACAACCTTCGGCAACCTAGCTAATATCGTAAAAGGGTTCTCAGGAGAGCAAAGCGCAGCCTACAAGGCGTTGTTCGCAGTGAGCAAGGGTTTTGCAATAGCGGATTCTCTATTGAAGATCCAGCAGGCAGCAGCTCAGGTGATGGCTAACCCGACATCACTAACGCCCGCCCAGAAGTTGGCTGAATATGGGATTATAGCGGCTCAAGGAGCTTCGATTGTTTCAAATATCGCTGCCGTTTCCGGGGAAGGTTTCCGCAAGGGTGGGCACACAGGTTATGGCAACCCTGCTGATATAGCTGGGCCGGTACACAAAGAAGAATTCGTTTTGCACCAAAGGGCTACAAGAGAATACAGGCCTATTGCTGAAGCAATGAACCGTGGCGATTTCAACCCTAATGGCGGGGGTGTTGTCGTCAAGTCAACGGTTATTAACCAGGCACCGGGTGTCGTTGTTGATGAAAGCAAAGATAGCAACGGCAACATTACCTATTTGATCCGCAAGGAATTAGACGAGCGCTTACCGGGTGCTATGGCTAAGGAATTGGGCGACTCGTACAGCCCCGCCAGCCGCGCAATCATGGGGACGTTCGGAGTGAATAAGAAGGCATCATGACGCTTCCTAAGCTCGAATTTTCACCGCTAAGAACATCCTACAAGTTCAATAGAGGCCAGCATATAGGCTCTGTTGAAACGCTTGGGGGGTTTAGCCGGACAAGATCGCTTTCCGCGAGCAGGATCTACAAGATCCCGGTTACTTGGGCATCAGAAAGCGCGGGCAAGAGTGAGCAACTAGTTTCGTTTTGGAAGGATGTCCTGCTTGAGGGGCAGCTGAAATTCCGAATGGACCTATACACTGATCAATCAACGCTTTTGGAGCATGAATGTAAGTTTGTAGCGAACTCCTTTAATCCAGACCGAATTTACTGTGATGGCGCTTTCCAGCATTCGGCAATATTAGAGGTCAAGCCTTCACCGTCGCCTGGTATCTACTACAGCGACGGCACGCTTATTTGGTTTGTGCAGCATTACGACATAGACACAAAGCAAGGCTCGTTGGAAATGTGCAATTCACTTGAGGAATTGGTTGAGGCGTTGCCATGACCACCAGAGAAGAGTTTCTTTTAAACGGCGACCCTTCCGAAGTCGCTGTAGAGTGTGTCTCGCTTACTCATTCGTCTGGCCTTAATCGTCATCTGGTTCGAAATCATGATAATTGGACCGCCACATTAGAAGACGGAGTTACATCTCAGGTATTCGAGCATTATAGCTTCGACATAAAAGGAGATGCCGTCACAAGCACAGTCAACCAACCCTTGCAGTTGGCGATTGGTGATTTTGGCCAGATCATTCCTGCTGCAATTGATGCGATTAGGGAAAGTGCCAATCCTCAAGAGTACGTCAAGCTGACAATGCGCGTTTACTCGAGTGAGTACACAGACGCACCTCTGGAAGTGGTCACAAGGTACGTGACAGAAAACAACAGAGATAGAAACGGTTCTATCATGAATGCAAACGCTCTGCATCTAGACAAAAACAGAACCGGCTCAATTCAGACATTAGAGCGTTTCCCGTTTTTGAAGCAGTACGCATGACTTTAGATGATTTGTTGAACAAACAATACATCGAAGGCGAATATGTCTGTGGTGATTGGGTACATGACGCATGGGAAGCGATCACGGGGCAAAGACTGGCGCACCGTATAGAGACAATCATCACTGACCGAGTTGTGACAGCAGCAGACCGTAAAAACTGGCAGTTGCTAAAGGAGCCTCAGTCGCCCTGTATTGTCTGGTTTAGCCGCCCTAACAATGATTCACACGTTGGCATTTGGTACGAAGGCAGGGTTGGACACTTACGCCAGGCTGGGCCTGCTTGGCATGAACCCGACATAGCCGCTTTAGGCTACAGCAAAAGAAGCTACGTAATACCACGATGAAGACAATTTATGTGCTTGATAGACCTGGCGAGGAATTGCCAGAACCCTTTCACGCGCCCAAATACATTGATTTTCTAGCCGATCATTACGGCGCTCTTCCAAAGTCAGCTAGGCTATTCGAGAAAGCGCCTTCAACCGCCCAAGGCGGGAAAGATGTTACCCCTAAAACGGTTGATGATGTCTATGAATTGGAGAGCCTAGAAGGCCCCCTATATGTTGTTCATTATCCGGGTGATCCGGGGACCGTAATTGCCGCGTCAGTCATTATCTCGCTCGCCTTAGCCGCAACAGCCTACGCGCTAACTCCTTCAGCCGGGGCGGGTCAGTTTGCTAGAGCCAACCAGCAAGCGCCGTCGCCAAATGGTGAAGTTGGAGACAGAAGGAACAAACCCCGCTTAGGTGGAATGGTTCCCTATATTCTGGGCCGTGAAAAGGCTATCCCTGACCTTCTGAGTTCGTACAAGTTCTATCAGAATAATCAAGGTGTTCAGCTGTCTTATGGGTTAATCAGTGAAGGTACTTTGGCGATTGAAACCGATACGGCGAAAGAGGGCGAGACAAGAGTGAGTGATATAGGCTCCTCAGTCGAGTTTTACGGCCCAAACACGATCCCAGGCGACACGCCGCAAGCCAGTATCGGTGCTCCGATCACGGAAGCGCTAAAAGTGGCTCAGAGGGTAAAAGGCATCAATGGCCAACTTTTGGAGAGCCCAAATTCCAGGCACTTTAAAAGCGCTACTGGTGTTTCAGACATTACCTTTAAGCACCCAAATATAATCGAAATAGAAGCCTCTTCAGGAGTGGATTTTGCAAAGGTTTTCAAAGTTGGTGAGAACCTGACCTTAACAAACCAGACATTCGACAGAGGTGTTGAGTCCGGTTCGATTTCTTTGACAGGCGTCGAAGGAACGATTGAAACGTTGTTTGATTATGGCGGGCCTAGCGGAACGCTTCGATTGTTAGAGCAGAGTTGGACGTTTACTGACTCGTCTGTAATCGACAATTTCCGCGTAAGTGACAAGGTCAGCTGGACCGGATTAACAGTTCTGCAGTACACGCCGCCAGGTCCGAGTCCACCAACGTTTGACATTGATTTAAACGGTTCTGGACGAATTGATGAAATTGATGCTGATAACAACAAGTTTGTTTTTGTCTGGCTGGGTGGCAATCCTGTCAATATCGAGTACATGGACAATTTCGGATATGACCACACGACAACGGGTCTAGATATTGAAGTTCTAGATACAACAACACGAACAGTCGATGTTTCAGGTTCTTTCACCCTATCCGGTGTCACCTCTACTCAATTGACACTAGATAATCCCTCTGCTGTTCAACGTGATTGGGGGACTATACAGTACCTTGTCGGCGATAAATCGGGGTTAGAAAACTCTGAGTTCGTCACTATTCAGGACAGACCTGTAGGCCCTTATTTCGTTGATGAACCGAATGCCGATGAGTTGCTCATAAACCTCATAGCCCTAAATGGCTTGTACAAAAAAACAAGTACAAGACAATATGACCATGACGTTGACTTCAAGGTTTCGGTTACACCGGCTGACGCGAGTGGGACGGCAACCGGGGCGGCGGTAGAGACAACTATAACACTTGACGGTTCCGCAAACCTTACCAATCGAATCGCGGACAGTTTCAGATTAAGTCTTTCAGGTCGATCTCTAGTTTCTATCCAACGTGTAACCAATACGGATTATGATTACTCCGGGACGGTTGTTGATGACGTTCAATTAGAGGAAATCTACTATCTATCGCCACATAGCGTCTCTGATTTAGGCGATGTGACAACCGTTTACATCAAGACAGCGACGACAGAAACAGCGCTATCATCTGAATCGCTTCTTTTCAATGTGATGGTTACTCGCAAAATCCCGACGAGGATTAGCGGAACGACCTTTACGACGGATTTGCACGCGACAAGTCAAGTCGACGAGATAATCGCTTTTGTTGCGCAAGATCCTAAATTCGGAAGGCGTCAATTGAGTGAGTTGGACCTAGACAGCATTTATGGAGCGGTAGCCGCAGCAAGGGCAAAATTCGGCGACCCGAAAGCGACAGAGTTCAACCACACATTTGACAACCCAGACGCCACTTTTGAGGACATTCTTGCTACGATAGCGGGGGCGGCGCATTGCATTCCCTATCGCAGAGGCGACAAGATCAAGTTAACTTTCGACGGCGAAAAGACCTTTTCAACACTACTCTTTAATGAGTTGAACATGGTCGCTGACATGCCGCAAAAGGTGCAGACCTCATTTGGACACAACAAAGACCACGACGGGGTAGAATACGTCTATAGACACAACTACCAACCTGCGACGATGACGCTTGGCACCAACCCGACCAACCCCAAAAGAATTGAGGCGAACTGGGTTGCGTCGAAGTTTCAGGCTTACTTCCATGCCAACAAAGCATGGAATAGAATTAGATACGAGCGTGAAGCTACGGAGTTCAAAGCGACCGAAGAAGCCGCGCTAATCGCCCCAAAAGACCGAATTGTTGTGGAAGACACAACGAGAGACGGAGCGCAAACCGGCGATATCGAGGCACAGAATGGCACCACACTGACGCTATCGCGTGATGTAGTTCTAGAGCCGTCGACAGCCTACAAACTTCAAATCCTTCACAAGACCGCAACGGTTGAGGAATTAGTCGTCTCCTCCTCACCTGCGAGCAATCAGGTGGCTCTGACTGTAGCGCCGAGCCAAGATCTTGTCACAAGCGACACAGCAAACACCAAGACCAAATTTAGTCTTGTGAAAGCGACTGAATCAACAAAAGGCCTCTGGATTTTTCAAGAGGCCGTCAAATCAGAAGACAGCATGGCGCACATGGTCAAGGCGACCAACTATGACGCTAGAGTTCACCAAGCCGACGATGACTACACAACGGGAGTCATCGATGTTAACGGCGACCCAATTTAAGTAGAATTAAACCGAAAAAAAGAAAGCATCCTTCAGGGTGCTTTCTTTATGGAGAACGATATGACAAACCAGCCAGCAACCCGAACGCAAATGGAGGAAGCGGGTTTAGACGTTATTTCTCTAGGGGGGGTGATTAATGGTGGTACAGGGGAGACCGTCACGACGAGAACGGGCCGCGTTCATGACACTTTAGCGCAAAAACTGTCTTTAATTAGAGGGATGGTTTGGCGTGGCCAGTGGTCCGCAGGCACGAATTACGTTGTAAATGACGTAGCCGGACATTTCGGGAGATCTTATATAGCGATAGCTGATTCTCTTGCCGAAACTCCAGGTCCGGGGCCGTCCTGGCAATTAATAGTAGACCAAGAGACGGAATTCCTACATCCTTTGCCGGTCGTCGCCTGTTCTGATGGGAAGTTGCGGCTTATCCTTGTTGCGATAGGGCAGTCGAACGCCAAGGGCAAGGGGGCGGGAGGGAACGTGACTATATCAGACCTGGTCAAGGTCTGGGACGGAACACAATGGGTAGTGGCACAAAACGGTGTATCACCGTTTGACAATGGGCACAACAATTCGACGTTACAGGCTGCTCACCAGCTAGCTGTTCGTTTTAACGTCGAAGTGAGGATTGTCTTAAATGTTCAGGGTGGGCTTTCACTAGAAAACTGGACTGAACCGTTAAACGGTCGTGCAGCCCCAACAATTGACATGTGGAACCCGCTGCTGGCGGATGTAGGCGCGGCACTGGCGAATTTGGGAGCAAGTCAAATATCCGCCGTAATTTTCACTCAAGGAGAAAGCAACGACGGGACCGCCGTCAACGTTTACTATGAACAGTTTGAAGACTTTTTGGAAAATGGGCTTAAAGCTCAAAGTTGGTGGGGAAGCGACGCAAGGCTTTTGGATGTTGCCCTTGCGACGCCCAACGGAGCGCAAAACTTAACCAAACAGCTTTTTGCTAGACAAATGGGTATTCGTCATACGGTGATCCCAACAACAGACCTGCCTACAACGGATGGAGTTCACTACACAGGGGCATCTTTGGACATAATCGGAGGGCGAGCTGCCGCCGCCATCGCTGCACCTCCGGTGCAGAGACTTAATCAGTTTTTCATAGAAGACAACGCCACTATAGAGGTGGAGCCGACTGGCCTGCCAGGGCTTTTCAACTCAATTGAAGACGTGACAGCCTTCGTCCAGCAGCATGTCGTCGCCAATGGTAAGAAGCTGGTGATTAGCTTGAAAGCTGGGGTCCACACCTACACCTCTGTTGCGATGGAATCGCCTTACGGGCAAAACCTTATCTTTAGAGGTGCAACGCCAGGCACTATGCCGACAGCAGCAAGCTTTGTTGGAACCAAGGCAACGGATGAAACTATGTTGCGTGGTGTTTGGCCAACGCAACTGGAAGTATCCGGCCAAGGTATGGCCGTAATGGGAGATTTTGCCGGCCTCGAAAACTTCCTTCTTATAGGCGACGTGAATGCGGACGGTCTGTTGTTGGGGGACGAGACTGGCGCGCGGCGTGGTGGCAGGGCGAAGGTCAAAAGGGTCGGCATCCATGACTTCAATGAAGCTGGTGTTGAAGTAAAAGAGTTCGGACAAATTTATGCTGGTGGTTTGGTGGGCGATCCCCAGATTGTGGTTTCCTACTGCCAAGACGGAATAAAAGTGATCAACGGCTCTGCCGACGTCCCCGGAGCGCTAATCACTCACAACACACGCTATGGGATTTATTGTGATTACCGTGGAGCTGCAAAAGTTGACAACGCCGATATCGTAAACAACGGAACAAACGATTTGTTTGTCGCGAGCGCTGTTGACGCGGTGATTAGCGCAAAATCCCAACTGGCGGCGACTACCACTAACAGAGCTTACAATTCTCCTGGGGCTTACAATCAAACGATCTATGGGGCAGGTTCTAGATAAAAAAAGAGCGCAGCCTAAGCCACGCCCTCAACAACCTTGGACCAGTTCATATCGGCCCCGTAATGCAAGGCCAAAATGACACAATCCAACCAGGCTGACAACTGCCAGAAATGATAGGGCGATGATAGAAAATCTTCTTGGATTTAAATTTCCCGAATTCATAGCGGGCTTTGT